TAACAGCGGTGCCCCGTCAAAAATTTCAATTTGTAATTGAATTTAAGTCAACAGTAACAACTCTTCAAGATCAATTAGATAAATTAAAATTAGTAATACGAACGGCCGAACTACCAAGTTTTCAATTTGATACGCAAGTATTAAATCAATATAACAGAAAACGAGTTATTCAAACAAGGGCAAATTTTCAACCTGTTACTATCACATTTATGGATACAAGAGATAATAAATGGCAGAATGTTTTTAAAGAATATCTTAATTATTATTATAAAGATGGCCGAACATTTGGACATAATTTTGAAACATCTGATACAGTACAAGAATATGCAACAACAGATAACTTTGGTTTAAAATCACCAAAAGAAACTAGTTCAGGATCGTTTGAACGATACTTTTTTAGTCAAATAAGAATGCATCGAGAATATGGCGGTGTTGGTGCTCCAACACAAGAATCTGTTACACTTTTTAATCCTGTTATAACTACATGTAGTCACGATACTCTTGATTATTCTGATTCAAGTCCGGTTACCTGGAATGTCCAATTTGCATATGAAGGTATTACATATGATGATGGTTGGGGTGAACGAAACATGTCAAATTTGGGTAGTGATATTTCCTCATTCGTAAAAAATGCAGGATCTGCATTAAGTTCTTTAGGTGGTAGATTAGGATTCTAATATGGCATATAAATCTGAAACAGCATCAACGATATCAGCAAATACCGGATTAAGTAGAGCCCAAGAAATTAGAGCAACTTTAGGCGATGATTCAGTAGAATTTGATAGTAGATTAATTGGTGATTTAGCATCTGCAACATTTGATTTTTTACCAACAGAACATGATATTGTAGTTGGTGAATTGCAAGGTGCGGGTATTTCTAAATTAGCAAGTAAAACATTGGCCTTTGAAATATTAGCATTGGCAAAATATTATAATAAAAAATACGACGAGTTTTTACCACTCATCGATGTAAATGGTCTTGATCTTACCGATGATATTATTACAACATTAAATACTACTAGAGCTTCAAATAACCAATTAGGAAGGCAAAACGTATCAATAAATGAATATGTTTCTAGACAAGTAGTAGATTAATGGCAACAAAATATCAACAAGGACATTTTAGTCCCCAAAATCCAGATAAGTATATCGGAAAACATGAACCTATATATAGATCAGGATGGGAATTAGCATTTATGCGGATGTGCGATAATCATCCGAATATATCTAAATGGGCATCAGAAGCACAACAAATAGAATATATGAATCCCTTTACGGGCAAACGATCTAGATATATACCTGACTTTTTTATTGTTTACACTGATAAAGAAGGAAAAAACCATGCAGAAATTATAGAAATAAAACCATATAAACAAGCAGAGATAAAAGAAGCAAGATCAAAATCAGATAAAGCAAAAGTTGTATTAAATATGGCTAAGTGGGAAGCCGCCAAACAATGGGCAAATAAAGCAGGTATACGATTTAGGGTTGTTACTGAACATGAAATATTTCATAAAATGAAAAAGAAAAAACAAAAATGACTAAAAAACTCGAAGAAACATTTAATCTTCCTAGTATTTCAGAAATAAGTCAGAATGACATTAAAGATATGCAAAATAATAATTTTGCAGACGGTGTATTACCATATCCTGTTTTTGATAAAGAAAAAGAAGCGTTATCACTTGCAGATAAGATAGATAAAGCATTACCTGCCGTTAAAGATATAAACACAAGCGACGAAGATATGGATAGGTATGCTGATAAGGCAGAAAAAGCATTTGAAGATTTAATGGATTTAGGTTTTAATGTAGAGGATAGAAATGCTGGACATATATTTGCATCGGCCCAAACCATGTTAAAAAATGCTATAGAAGCAAAAAATTCAAAATCAGATAGAAAATTAAGGGCAATAGAGCTACAACTTAAGAAACTTAGATTGGATCAAAATGAATCCAAAAATGCAAGTTATGAACACGTAATTGATGCAGATCATATAGTAAGTGACCGTAATTCTCTCATTAATGAGCTTACAAAAAAACTAATAGATGATAAATAATTAAAACACATTTCAAGGATTTAGATTATGACATATCAAAACTCAGCTCAAATGCTTCGTAAGTATTCGGATATAATTAAAGAAATGCAACTAGCACAAGAACAGGCTGTTGTTGAATCAGATGAAGACGACGAATCAAAAGAAGAAGTAGACGAAGCAAAAGAAGATAAAAAAGAAGAAGTCGACGAAGCAAAAGAAGAAGACACTGACGACGACAAGGAATAATACATGAAATCTTTTAGCCAGTACTTAACCGAAGCAGAAAAAGAATATGCTTTTAGGGTTAAAGTTGCAGGAGACCTGAAAGACGAGCAGTTAGATAGAATGGAAGAAGCCTTAAAGAAATACGAGGCATTTTCAATATCTAAACCCAAGAAGACAATATTGCAATCTTCTGCTCCAGATTTTGATGACTTAGGTCCTGCAGAAATAAACATTATAGATTTAAAAACTCGGCAACCTGTTGCTCCACATATCTTATTAAATGATATTGTAGAAGCATTAGATGTACCAGAATCTATAGTTAGAGTTAAAAACCCTGCAATGGAAGAAGAAGAACTGGCAGCAGATGAGAAAAAAGAGTTACTTTCAACAGATTCAGAATACCCTAAAGATGAACACGGCGAACTAGGTTCTAAATTTTATGGTGACGAATTTAATTCTTTGTTTCTTAAAGAACTTGCTAAAGATAGGGCAACACCCAAAACTGAATTTGCTAAAAAACCTGAAAAAGTTGAAGTAATGAAAAATGAATCACCAGGTAAAGATAGTCCATTATCTAAACCTCACAATCCAGATCCAAGGGGGAAAAAATAATGAATTTAGCTGATATTTTAAAACTAGCCGGACTAGCACAACAAGACCCAATGAGCTCGTTGAGTTCGCCAGGATCTAGTTGTAACCAACACATGAATCCAGATGATATGCGTACATTAGTTATTAAAATAGAACAACCCCAACTTCAGCCAGAACAAGAAATGGTTGCGACAGAGGAAGCCGAAGGTAGTTATGCAAATGCTCCTGAAGAAAAAGAAGTAGGCGATACACACAACGACTTTTCATTTAAAGGTTTTGGAAAACGTAAAAGACACACACGCGATGCCTTAGGTAACTATGGTGATAATCCACTTGAAGAATCTAAAATGTTTGAAATGTATAAAAACTTTCAAAGCTAGCCGCTGCCGGACAATAAACATAAAAATATTTGATAAATGAGCAATTTTGATACTACTCTCGTAAAACGACCCCACCAACAAGAGAAGTATACTGATGAACAAATCCAAGAACTAGCCAAATGTATTAATGATCCTGTACACTTTATGAGTCATCATTGTTATATTCAACATCCTGTAAAAGGTCGTGTAAAATTTGATTTATATGATTTTCAAAAACGACTGGTTAAGATATACAATGATAATAGATATGCAATAGCACTTCTTCCACGACAAACAGGCAAATCAACTGCCGCTTCTGCATACCTATTATGGTATGCAATGTTTAAATCAGATAGTACAATATTAATTGCCGCACACAAATACGCAGGTGCATTTGAAATAATGACTCGTTTGCGTTTTATATATGAAACTTTGCCCAATTATATAAGAGCAGGTTGTACAAGTTATAATCGAGGATCTATGGAATTTGAAAATGGATCACGTATTGTATCCCAAGCAACAACAGAAACAACTGGTCGAGGTATGAGTTTAACGTTAATTTACTTAGACGAGTTTGCATATGTTCAACCACGTATAGCACAAGAATTTTGGACTTCACTTTCTCCCACACTTGCAACTGGTGGTAAATGTATTATTACTAGCACACCAAATCAAGATAACGACCAATTTGCACAAATATGGAAATCTGCTATAGATACTTCAGATGACTATGGCAACGAACTAGAACTTGGTAAGAATGGATTTAAATCATTTACTTGTCATTGGAGCGAACATCCTGAAAGAGATGAAAAATGGGCAAACGAAGAACGAGCTAAAATTGGGGAAGATCGATTTAGAAGAGAACACGAATGTGAATTTATAACCGCCGATGAAACATTAATTGCTCCTTTAAAATTAGTGTTATTAGAAAGTATTCAACCTGTACGTACTGAAGGACAAGTACGTTGGTATAAGGAGTTAAATAAAAATTCTACATATATAATTGGATTAGATCCGAGTATGGGTACAGGTTCTGATTATTCTGCTATACAAGTTTTTTGTTTACCAGGATTTCAACAAGTTGCTGAATGGAAACATAATAAAACTGATGTGCGTAATCAAATGCTTATATTACAATCAATACTCAAAACAATATATAATGTAACTAAAGATGAAGAAGCTATTTACTATACTATAGAAAATAATGGAATAGGTAGAACATCGATACAAGCATTAGACGAATTAGGAACGTCTAACTTTTATGGAAGTTTAATGAATGAACCTAAAACAAAAGGACAAACATTTCATAGAGGTCTTACAACTACTTTAAAAACTAAATTAGAAGGTTGTGCTAAACTAAAATATTTTGTAGAAAATGGAAAAATAAAAATTAATAGCAAAAATTTAATTCAAGAATTAAAAACATTTGTTGCTCGAGGCAGGGCATTTGAAGCAAAAGACGGTGAACATGATGATTTAGTGATGGCGGCTCTATTATGTGTACGAATTGTTCATCAATTAACAAAACATGACGAAGACACTTTCAACGAATTAATGGATCCGATGGATACAGACCCTGTTGATTTACCTATGCCAATTGGCGTTATTTAATAAATATATAAAACGGGTGTAGCCATATGGTAGATTATGATTCGGTTGCGACTAATATTTTTAAAACAATGTTGGCGCACAATTTAAACAGATTACAATTATTTGACAGTGAAGGGAAACGAACTGTCGAACCAGAACAGGCTAGACGATTTTGGTCAGATGATTTAAAATTAATGGTGCATCTAGATGATAAACCATCGCCTGGAGAAATTAAAGTAAATGTAAGTGCAAACAACGAAAGCAGTCAAATAGGTCTTAAAAAATTATTTGATTCAATTAGAGGTATTTCTAAGAAAAGTTTATTGCAATATACATTAAAAACATTCGGAAAAGAATTAAGTCCAAAAGACTTTGCTTATCAAACAGTAGGAAGTGATAACATGGAAAAGATTAAAGAATCAAGTTTGAGCAGAGCGTACGGTAGTACCAAATCTAGTTTTCAAAACTTAGATTCTGCAAAACTTATTATTCGACACACAAAACCCATAGATGAAGGATCTAGGGGATCAAGAGCACGGAATATTTCTGCACTATTTGTAGAAAATTCTGAAGGGGAACGATTTAGATACCCATACAATCATCTAGCAGGTGCTAGAGCAATGACGCGGCATGTTGCGGAAGGCGGAACACCATACGATAATGTCGGTAGTTATGTTACTAAATTATCAGAAGAAACGTTTGAATTAAGTAAATTTAACCGTTATGCTAGAAGTAATAATTTAGTAAACGAAGATACTGGGCCTATTATAGAAAATGTACGTAATAGAATTCGTTCTCTCAAAGAAACCCTTAAACGAATGTCTTCGCATAGAGGTTACGCCACACAAGTACAAACACTAGGCGAAACTAAAACAGAATTAGACGAAGAACTAGTAAATAATCTTAAAGATAAATTCACAGTTGTTCACTTTGATGAATCCATTGAATCAGTACTTCCTTATGTTGCAAATATAGTTTCCGAAATGACAAGCAAAGCACGAATCAAAGAAGACTTTGATTCTTTTATGAATGCAGTAAATGAAGCAGAAGAAATTCAGGTAAGTTTAGTTGAAGATGATGATCCAGAACATCCATCTAATTTAACTTTTGAAAATGTTACTAAAAAGAATCAACATATTATACGATACATGTCGGAACATATTTTAGATAAAAATATTTCAAGTCTTGCAAACCAAGTAGCATCTGATTATTCACAATACGACACGTCAATGAAAAACCAAGCATTACGTGCAGTTAAAGGTATAATGAGTGAAAAAATTCAACCAGAACCAGTAGAAGATTCTGTTGGATTGCCAGATCTTCTTGTTAATAGTATAGATGATTCATTATCAAAATATGCTACAGATGATGTCTTTTTTGAAAAAGATACATCATCGGAGGACGAAGAGCAAGTAGAAGAAGGCAAATTGCCTCCAGGGTTACAGGCACATATTGATGCTAAAAAAGATAAAGAAGATGACGAAGAATTATCTGAAGATAATTTAAAAGATGTATCGGATGCAATATCTAGCAGGAGTAAACGCATGAAAATTACAGAATTAGATGAATCGTTATGGGTAGGGGACGAGCATAAAATAACTACTCAAGGTGGAAAAAAGAAATTTCACAAAAGAAGAAGATCTGCAGGGCCAGCCGATATTAATATTAAAGGCGGTAAAAAAACAGTGCCGTCAGCAAATGTGGCAACAGCAAAAGTATCGCTGCCAGAAAATACTGATGCAACTTTAGATTCAATTGTAGAAAGATATCCAACCGAACTTGAATCAATAATAATAGGGAATTCTTTCTTAACGGATCATGATAATTTTTATAATGAGTTATATGAATATTTTGTTACTGGTGCAGGTAGAGGCGAAATGCCATATGATGTTGCTAAAGCTCGAGACGGAGATCCAGACCAGTGGATTACTGAATATTTGGAACAGGAATATGGTCACGAATTTAGTCATAGTGATCCTGAATCAATGGATGGAGATTTTGACTCTGGTATGGCTTCAGCAGGACATGGTACAGACGAAGATTATGGCTATTATGGCGAAACTGCTGGAAACAAAATGCGTAAATATGCAGACATAATTTCAGACGCAGTTCAAGAAGGCGGCATTAAACTTTTACCGCCAGATCCGAATGATCCTATGGCTAACCTTTGGGCAGATGGTAAAGATGCAATAAAAAAAGCACACAAAGACAAAAAAATTGGTTATGGAAAAGGCGACGTTGATCCAAGACTTGCAAAAGCCGCTAAAAAGAGATATACGGATGTAGGCGTATATCATGATGATAGGTAAAAATAATTTATAAAAAGTTAAAAAACAACTTGACATTTGATAAATAGTACTGTATAATAGATTACATGAATGTGTAATCGCTAGGCTAATAAAAGAATAGTAATTTAGGCACAAACATAGGCTAATAAAGGAGAAATAATATGGCTACACTAGCAGAA